TTTTTTTCATTTCAATATAAGTATTGGAATGTGGTGGTTATCACCTTTAACAGCCACTATATGTGTGGCATATGGCAATATGTGGGCCAGTCTACTCGGACTCCTTATTGGCCATTTTGCAGGTATGGATGCCTGGACAGCATTTTGTATGCTGATAGCTTTTATATGGTTCCTATATAAAGAAATTTTTGCCCCAAAATCAAAACCAAAAACGATAGCGGACCGTATATATCAATATGTAACTCGAGGCATTTTAGTGGCATTAGCAACAACTTTAATGTATTATGCAACCTTAGGCAATCGTAGGTATGGAACTCGAGTTGATATAAATATCAATGGCACAAATGCTTCTACAGAGCACTTGGGTAGAGAAGAACCAATACGCAAGAAATACGCTCAAGCCGTACCCGGATATAGAAGTGAGATGGATCAGAGACGAAGAGCTCGATTGATTCATGCGGCTAGAACTGATGAATTGGCTGAAACAAAAGGATGGGCTAGATCTATTGTAGGTTTAGGATCATTGATTGTTGTTTTAACATCTGCTTTCATTGGTGTTTCACGTGCTAATGAATTGAGTCGATTATGGCATAGCTTATCAGAACATGTATTGAACATTCCTATGTTAGTACGAGCTTGTTGCCGTGCATTGTATAAATACAATGTTATTTCTCCGGAAGATTTTTCAGATGATGTCGAAAATGTGATTCGTGCAGCTGATGATATTGGCTCAAACTTATTTCCAATAAGTAATGCTGATTTAGTTAATGCTGGGTATGCAGTTCCTGCAGAACAATGTGTAACGATGCCTAAAAAGCAAACGGTAACACGTCCTGGCATAGGTAAGCGCTCAGCAGAGCTTGAAGAAATCCGTCAAAAACATATGAAAGGATTGGCAAGCTTTGTTAAAGCAGATACAGCAACAACTAGTGCCGAAGCAGGTAATTTATCATCTTCAACTGCATCGAGTTTATCTGGAGGAAAAACCCCAGACATAAGTGATGATGAAATGGAAAAACAGATACCTAAGCGCGAATCTAAATTAACAGCTGAACCAACGATTATGCATAAAACCATCAAATTGTCGAAGGATCATTCTGATGACTATCATGTACCAGAAAATGGAGTGAAAGTTATGGTTGATGACAGATCATTGTTAGGAGGAGAACCCACTGATGATGTAATAACCCAATTATTACCAATAGCAACAACCTATAGGTATAAAGAGGTACACCAATTTGATGATTTTGCTAATTTACCGGCAACAGCTCTGCGTCTTGAAAACCGACATAATTGTACTAGTAAAAATTTACATCCGATCAATTATGAAACAACACGAGTTTTTGATAATCCTCCATATTTGGAAGGAAAATTGTCTTTACATAAGTTATCTAAACAATGTATAGAACGCAAGGCTTTTACATCCATGTGGAATTGGTTTATGTGTCCGTGGTGTATGTACGCCAATAACATGACTGGTAGTATGGAAACACCTTCCACAACACAGACAACACATGAAGAAATGTTACATGCAATGACTACAATTTTCCAATGTCCAGAAGGATTTGAAGATCTTAAATTGTGTGTCCAACGTTGGAAACATCCTGATTATTGTCATCCAATATTTTATTTTTTCTTAAGTATTTTAAAGTACAACTTAAAAGAAATAAAGAAAGGATATGTTATTGAAAATTTGTCTCAATCTAATTGTCTAGCAATAATAAACCACGCTAATAAATTTGTGAAAAACATACAATTACCTAACTTGAATACTGATCTGGATTTTATAGATATAATTCAGGAAGGTATGGAAAAGATAGAAGACAATATTGAGGACGAACTGGAGCTTTATGATTCATCTCGTGAATGCTCTCGCTATAGTGATGATAGTTTATCAGATATCGTTGAAGAGGAAGCACCAATTAAACATGCTCAATCAGGCAAAGAACAAAAACAAGTTTATACACCTCAAGGAACTTTGGGAAAACCAATAAAGTTAGTCCAAGTTACATCTGCTCAAGCTCAATTAATAGTAACTAATCAGCAACGTAGTTCGTATGATTTAGCTTGTGATAAGATTAAGGCATTTGGAAAGCAGGCATATTTAACAAAAGCGCAAGAAACATCATTATTTGATAAAGTAGCAATACTTAGTGGTATGCCTAAAATGGTTTTAAGTTATGAGTTTGTAATAGAGACAATGATACAACATCTTGACAAACAAGCTCAGGGAAACACATTTGCCAGATTAACGGCACCAACTGTCATACCAGCCCTACCCGCTTATATGTTTGAAGACCCTGACCCGGATTTGTTTGACCGTGATATGGCTCAGACAATCAGAGAAAGGCGTCAAGAGACAATAAGACAACATCGTATGGCTCTTTTACGTGCAGAACGAGATAATCGCACATGGTGGAATCGCTTTTGGGCTCCTCGTTATACATTACGCCAGCAAACATATTGGAATAATGTTAAACTTAGAATTCGTAATTTGACGAATAAAGTAACAGGAGTTATGGCAAATGATGATGGACTTAATTGGTTTCAACGTTGTTTTGATGCACAACGTACAATTATACTTGTCATAGTGGCTCTTATGTTTTTATTTAGTATTTGGTTTTTATATCGACATATGACTGAAGAAGAACATGATGAAGAAGAACTATTGGAAAAATTTGACCAGTGGCAAGCTGAAACTAATCCTGAACCAGGTCACTATGAATATCAACGCACAAAGTTGACTGGAGCATATCATTGGGTTAAAATATCTGACGTTGAAGCGGAGGCTAAAGGTAGAAATAAATCCTATCGGGTTAAAAATACCAAACGTCGACAACCTAAATGGACATATGATGAATATCAAAGATATGTTGATGATATGCGA